GTTGCTCGTAACACAACAGACCCAGATATACATAAAGCTATATTAAAACATCCTAATGCTGGGGATAATGCATTGGATGCTGTTGCTAGTAACACAAATGATCCAGAGATACATAAAGCTATATTAAAACATCCTAAAGCTGGGGATAATGCATTATCTTCTGTTGCTAGTCACACAAGGGATCCAGAGATACATAAAGCTATATTAAAACATCCTAAAGCTGGGGATAATGCATTGGCTACTGTTGCTAGTCACACACCGGATCCAGAGATACATAAAGCTATATTAAAACATCCTAAAGCTGGGGATAATGCATTGGCTACTGTTGCTTATAACACAACAGAAGAGATACATAAATCTATATTAAAACATCCTAATGCTGGTGATCATGTATTATCTTCTGTTGCTCGTAACACAACAGACCCAGATATACATAAAGCTATATTAAAACATCCTAATGCTGGTGATAATGCATTATCTTCTGTTGCTCGTAACACAACAGAAGATATACATAAAGCTATAGTAAAACATCCTAATGCTGGGGATAATGCATTATCTTCTGTTGCTAGTCACACACAGGATCCAGATATACATAAAGCTATATTAAAACATCCTAATGCTGGTGATGGTGCATTATCTTCTGTTGCTTATAACACAAGGGATCCAGAGATACATAAAGCTATATTAAAACATCCTAAAGCTGGGGATAATGCATTGGCTACTGTTGCTTATAACACAAGGGATCCAGAGATACATAAAGCTATATTAAAACATCCTAAGTCAGATAGTTATCCAATAGAGCATTCTATAAATAATATACATGATGCCGGTGTTCACCATTTAATGATTAATAAATATAAAAACATCGATAATGAAAAGGTTGATACATTAGCAGATAAATATAAGTTACCAAAGACAAGCGGACACAATTCAAAATACGACCAAGCCTCAGATGATACTATAGATAAATTACAACATGGATTGTCTAAACTAGTAGGAAGATCAGATTCTGCTAAATCTCGCACAGAAAAATTAGGCAACGACGATCCAATAAAACCAATAACACCAATAAAAAATAGACAGCGTAGATACAATTTTCATGAACAAATCCTTGAAATTTTATCAAAACCCATTTCACGACAATAGGATATGACATGAATAGATTATTAGTACTATTTGCATTGATTTTCTCTACACAAGCATTTGCTGGTATTCCACCAGAAGCTATTAGAACAACTGATGTAAAGGATATCTGCACAACATTAACATCAACCATTAGAAATGTGCCGGATTCGGTCAAGAAGAAAGTTTTCATACGAGACAATGGAAATGCATCACATAAGTATGAGGTGGACCATAGAATAGCATTGGGTTCTGGTGGTGCAAATGATATCAGCAACCTTAAATTACAAGATTACAATGGTTCTTGCAACGCACATGATAAAGATAAGTTAGAAGTGAGATTACAGTCATTGATTTGTAAGAACAAAATAACTGTATCCGAAGCTCAGAATTATTTGTATAATAGTTGGGAAGCTGGATATACTAAATATATTAATGCGAAAGGCTGCAAATAATTTGACATTGGGTGTATTTGTGGTATAATACACCCATAACTTAAAAAGAGGAATGCTTATAAGATAACCGATACACCAATCCCGTTTAAAAGTTCAAAATCACAAAGTCTATTCGAAGAACTAAGGGAAACTTTTATGTTATTTCACATAAAGGCAACTGAAAAGCTAGGAGAAAACTATGCGAGCAAAACAATTTATGCTCTTAATAGTCATGTGCTTGTCAATGGTGGCAAATGCAGAAACAAACAAGATCATTATATCACCAAAACACTCTGATATAATAGTACACAAAACAGTAATAAAACCCCGTCCAGTGATGGTCGTGGATCGAAAACAGTTGTCCTGTGTCGCAGAAACCATTTACTCTGAAAGTAGGGGCGAATCGTTGGTGGGTCAATATGCCGTTGGTCATACAATAATGAACAGATCTAGAAATATATTACACGAACCCCCATGTGCGATAGTTAAGCAGCAATACACCCAGAAACACATACCCAAAGAAGATGTCGATGAATTTTACTCAATTGCTAAAAATGTTATGATAGGTAATTATAGAAATGTTGCGGGGAATTCTGACTCCTTTGATTCATTCAAGAATATCAAACACCCAAAGGGTAGTATACACATAGGTAATCATTGGTTCTACCAAGCATTGAAAAAGGTTGCTTAATGATGTTTTCTGTGGTAAAATGGATCAATGGTGGGATAAAGGTGTTGCAGGAAGACCGATTAGACTTTCCTAATATGCCGATGGGGTTACCCCCTATCTCTCATAATGTTTTATTCATCAATAAAGAAAATATAGGTGAATTTTTGAATACTATACAGGAATATAAAGATGCCCAATGAAGATGAAATATTATCGTTCTCTCGCCACATGGAACAGATAGCTAAGGATGAACATGTCGATATTCTAGACGCCATTACACATTACTGCGAAGAATCACTACTGGAATATGATACAGCCGCAGCTTTGGTGTCTAGCTCATTAAAAGATAAGATAAGAGAACAAGCAATTGCGATGAACCTTATTAGGAAAGAATCAAGTCTACCTATATGAACTCTGGGCTTGAAACATATAAAATGTATATCTCTATAAAGAGGTACTTTTTGGATAACTATGACATAGTTAAATATAAACACAAAATTAAGGTTACCGAAGATTATTTTCTATCTAGGAAGGATAGATATTCATTCGTCAAGTTAGCATCTAAATTTAGTATTGATGAAACACGGGATTATATCTTCGCCAATTTCGTTAATGGTGATGTACATTGGGTAGGCGAATTGGTAGGTGCCGAAGGCGAGGATGTCTATAGAAAATGGCTAAAAACTAAACAGAGCTTGACATACATATTCGAGAATGATATAATACACCTGATGGATTCTGTCGAGTCACCAAATGAATTGCTGATAGTGCCGGAAGGTAGATTTCCTGTGTTGTTAACAGAAACAATGGGTGGTAGAATTTCATTGGAAACCTTGATTATATTGAACTCACTATTAAACTTCTTTCCTATGTGGGAGGATAATATAGAGGATGATATAGTATGGCCAAGATATAGCTTGAAGTGCAAAAAATATAAACCGTTTTTGAAATTTGATGCTGTTAAATTTAAACAAATTCTACTAAAGCATGTGAGGATATGATGAATAAGCCATTGATTAATAAGACATTTTTAGATTTAGACGGTGTGGTGGCAGATTTTTCTAAGAGATACGAAGAGTTATACCATATGGAACCTCGTGAAGCGGAGAAGAATAAAAAGTTCGACTGCCAGTTTAATGAATTCATTGATACCCAGCAATTCGCCACACTTGATCTAATGCCGGGGGCCATGGTATTGGTAGACTATCTGAAAACACTATCAATACCAACAGAGATATTATCATCGACTGGCAGACAAGAATCGTTTGATGCTGTGTCGAAACAGAAAAAGATTTGGCTAGATACTCATAATATAACATTTAAGCAAAACTTTGTGCCGGGAAAAAAACACAAGTACAAGTATGCGACACCAGAATCCATTATCATAGATGACACTTGGTCTGTCATCGAAGATTGGAGAAACGCGGGAGGGATTGGTATATGGCACACGTCAGTACCAGAAACACTTGCAATTTTAAAACTATACGTATAGGAATAAATATGAAGAAAATTATGTTAGTAATCGCGTTAGCAACATTAGCTGGCTGTGCAAGTAATGGCGCAGTGGAAAATCTACAGTCACAAATTGATGTATTAAAAACATCTACAGCAGAAGTATCTGTATTAGCAAAGGGTGCACAACTTGCAGCGGCACAAGCTTCTACATTAGCTGGCAATGCAGAAGCAGCAGCAAATAGAGCAGCACAATATGCTCAAGATGCTAATACCAAGTTAGACAACCTGTTCAAGAAATCAATGAGTAAATAAGTAACACAAACCCGAACTAATCTGAAAAAAACTAAAGGAAATACAATGAGTTTTGCAAATCTGAAACGTAACAACGGTAATCTTGAAAAACTGACTAAAGCACTCGAGAAAATGAGTGATGCTGGTGGCAAAGATACAGAAGAGAATTACTGGAAACCCGAAATAGACAAATCCGGAAACGGTATGGCCACATTTAGATTCTTACCAACAGTTGATGAGGATGGTGAAAACGATCCTTGGGTTAAAATGTATTCACACGGATTCCAAGGCCCCGGTGGATGGTTGATAGATAACTGCCTAACTACGAAAGGAGAAAAGTGCCCAGTTTGTGAAAGCAATACTTTGCTATGGAATTCTGGAGTAGCGGCCGATAAGAAGATAGCAAGTTTACGTAAGAGACGATTATCCCATGTGTCTAACATTTACATGATAGATGACATTAAACATCCAGAAAACAATGGCAAAGTATTCTTATTTCGGTATGGTATTAAAATCTTCGAGAAAATTAAAGGGGCAGCAAAACCTGAATTTTCAGATGAGAAATCATTCAGCCCATTCGATGTTGACACAGGCGCCAACTTTAAACTTAAGGTTCGTAAGGTTGAAGGGTTCCAAAATTACGACAAATCTGAATTTGAATCTGTAGGTCCTTTGTTTGATGATATGTCCAAAATGGCTAATTTATCTGGATATTCTCTGCAAGCAATCCTCGACGATAAAGTGTTCAAAACATTTGATGAAATTCAATCACGTCTCAACAAGGTACTTGGGATTGGTGGTACAGTAAGAACCACCATGGAACAAGCCAAAATGGCACCAAAAACTGTTGTCGATGAAGAAACTAACGAAGATTATGATATGTCATACTTCGAATCACTCGTTGACGATTAAACAACTCTGGTGCTATAGAACGTTAATCGTTCGAACGTAGGACATTTGTTTCTAACAGAATCTATAGGTTCTCTACCGGTTTTACCAGAATCAGATGAACTACTGCTCGATTGATTATTCACAGTTGTGGAGCTAGTTGTACCTACTTGAGCATCTAGCTTCATATCCTGATTTTCCGAT